CTCTCTAAACGACAACCCGAATTTCGGACTGTCATGGTGGGGGACGACCCCCACACAACAGATCCTTCTCGACATGCAGGCCAGCCTCGATAACGGCAGTTCGTGGACTTCGCTGCTGATTGGCCAGGTCGATCACATGCACGCAGAGGTACATAACGGTCTGATTAACGTCGATGGGCGTGATCTCACGGCGTACTTCATCGACGCCAAGACGCAGGAAACGTTCATCAACCAAACCAGCTCACAGGTCGTGCAAACTCTAGCGGCACGCCATGGGTTGACTGCGGATGTGACCCCTACCACGACACTGGTCGGGCGGTACTACGGCGACGACCACGAGCGTATTTCGCTCAACGAGTTTACCCACACGACGACGGAGTGGAACCTGCTGTGCAGCTTGGCGCAGCACGAACAGTTCGACGTCTACGTCACCGGTACAACGATCCATTTCCACCCTTCGACGAAACAAGACTCCAACCCGTGGGTGGTCCAGTGGGACGCAAGCCTTCCGTCCATGAACGGCGTATCGCTCGACTTGGAGCGGTCAATGTCCATGGCGAAGGACGTCGTCGTGGTTGTGCGCTCGTGGAATGGCCGGCAGGGCAAGGGGTTCACGAAGTTTAGCCCATCGGGCGCGCGCATCAACTCGATTACGTCCGGCAAGACGCAGCAGTTCGCATACGTCATTCCTGATCTGACGGAGGCAGCCGCACAGGATGTCGCCAACAAACTGCGCGAGGACATCACCAAGCACGAGAGGTTGGTAACGGTCAGTGCCCCCGCCGACCTGATCGTCGGACCACGCAACATGCTTCAGGTCATCGGCACGGGGTCGTCTTGGGACCAGACCTATTACATCGATTGGGTCAGGCGAACGATCAGTTTTGAAGGCGGGTTCCCGATGACGATCCACGCCAAGAACCAAAGCGCACAAACCCAGGTGGTGACCAGCTGATGCACCAATTCCAGCACCAGATGAAGGTTCATGCAGAAGCAGTAGCTTCAATCGGCGGTCAATCGCGTTGGGCAATCGTAACCAGCTCGCGTTCGACCGACACCGGGTATCAGGTCAAGGTTCAGATACAGCCAGAGGATGTTCAAACCAGCTGGCTCCCGGTTCTGTCGCCGATGGTCGGCTCCGGGTGGGGGCTTGTGTGCCCACCTTCACCGGGCCAGCAAGTCCTGATCACCCCGTACGAGGGTAACGGTGGGCACTATGCCGTTACCGGGATGTCCTTCAGCAACGCGGCGATGCCGCCACAGCCTGGCGGCAATCCCGTTGCGCCGGGCGAGGCAGCGATTGTCAACGCGAACGGGTCGTACCTCCACATCCGCAATGACGGCACAGTCGCGATCAATGCCTCGACCGAAGTTTTTATCAATGCCTCCAACGAAGTTGTGATGGAGGTCGGCACTTCTGCCGTCATCACCATTTCCGAATCGTCAGTCGAGGTCAGCGTCGGGGCCACCACCCTGACCGTGTCTTCATCCGGCGTCGCGATCGTGGGAACGATCATCTGCGACAACATCATTTCCAACGGCAGCATTACAGCGACCGGCAGCATCACCGAACACGTTTGAGTCTCGTATAGGAGAATCCAGTGGCGGATGTCGCCCACAATTTCGGGTCCGACCTGTCGGTCGGGCCAACAGGTGATCTCGCTGTAGTGACTGGCACCGCAGAGGGGCAGCAGCGGGTTCTGCGTCGCCTTCTGACAAACCCCGGCGTCTACATCTGGCACCTTCCCTACGGTGCAGGGCTCGCACGTTTTATCGGGCAGCCGACAAGTGAAGCCAGCATCGCCGCTACCGCGCGCGGGCAGATGTTCAAGGAAAAAGCCGTCACGCGCGACCCGGCGCCGACAATCGAGGTGCAGACCCAGACAAACGGCCTCGTGACTTTGAGCATCCAATACATCGACGCTGATACTAGCGACCCGGTGCCATTAACCGTTCCGATTAGTGGGTGACCTGTGCCATCATTGACCCTCCTGAATTTCCAAGGCATCGTCCAGCAATCTGCTGCCGCGATGCAGTCCGCGGCCTCATCTCTTTTGAACCTGACGCCAGGTTCGGTCCTGCTGGCGATCCTTGAGGCCAATGCCTCGGTCGTTCTGTGGATCGAGTACCTGATCTTCCAGGTGCTGCAGGTCACGCGCCTCGCTACGTCGAGCGGCACGGACGTCGACACCTTCGTCAACGACTTCACCGTGGAGCGACTACCAGCAGTTCCAGCGAGCGGAGCCGCTACGTTCTCCCGGCTGTCGTCTGCTTCAGCAATCTCGGCCTTGATCGTGCCGTACTTCAACGCGGACGGGTCCATCAACACCGCCGGCGTCCAGGCCATCACCGCGGACGGAACGCAGACCTTCGGCGTTGTCACCGACACGACCAACGCCGCCTGGAATGCGACGATGGGCGGCTATTTCGTTCCTGCCGCCACCGCTTCTGTCACTGTGACGGTGCAAGACCTCGTCGCAGGCACCGCCGGGAACGTCGTTGCTGGGGCGATTTCCCTGCTTGCCGTTGCGGTGCCAGGCATCGACCAAGTCACCAACGGATCACCCTTTGTCAACGGCGTGGATGCCGAGACGGACCCTGCTCTCAAGAGCAGGTTCCAGAACTTCATCAACACGCGGTCCGAAGCAACGCTCGCCGCTGTTGAATATGCGATCCAGTCCACGCAGCAGGGGCTTACCTTCTCTGTCGCCCAAAACACGGATAGCTCTGGTGACTATGTGCCGGGAACTTTCATCGTGTACGTCGACAACGGAACCGGCGATCCTCCGACGACTCTACTGTCAGCTGTCCAGGGCGCGGTCGATGCTGTGAGGCCAATCACTTCGACATTCTCGGTATTCGGTCCGACAGTGGTCACAGCCAATGTATCGATGACCATCACCGTAGGCCCGAATGGCAACAAGCCGACGATCCAGGGCGAGGTGCAGACTGCTATTGAGGCCTACATCGACGGACTAGGCATGAACGCCGGCCTTCCGTGGTCGCGGCTCGCGCAGGTCGCCTACGACACGGACCCCAACATCACCAACATCTCGTCGCTTCTGCTGAACGGCGGAACAGCGGACATCGCCGCGGCTACCGGGACCGTGATCCGGGCCGGCACGACAGCAATCAACTAAGCCTGGAGCAGTGCAGTGGCAACGGGCAGCACGACCGATATCGTCAACAGGATCAAGGCCGTCCTCCCGACAGGATGGTTTCCCACCACCCCCACCGGCTCCCCCAGCAATTCTCCGATCTTGGATGGGGTGCTGACCGGGCTCGCATCGTCTTGGTCGTGGCTCTATTCGCTTCTGGCGTATGTCAAGCTGCAGACGCGCATAGCGACCGCGACGGATGTCCAGCTCGACATGATTTCTCTTGATTACTTCGGCTACAACTTGCGGCGCCTTGTCAACGAAGCAGACACGCCGTTTCGGGCAAGGATAAAAGCCAACCTGCTTGCCCCCAAGGGGACACGCGCAGCCGTCTCGGCGGCGGTGCAGCAGTTGACAGGCTTCAAGCCGTACATCTTCGAACCCAAAAGGGCCACTGACACCGGCGGGTATGGCACACATGGCGGGGCGAACGTAACCGGCTTGGGGTATGGCGTGGCTGGCGGGTACGGCAGCCTGAATCTGCCCTTCCAGGCGTTCGTCGTAGCTCGCAGGCCAAACGGCGGCGGCATCGCAAGTGTAGCCGGCTACTACAGCCTATCCACCAGAGGACCGAGCGCTGGTGGATACGGACATGGGGCGATCGAGTACGCCGACCAGTCGATGATCCAGGGCCAAGTAACGGACGAGCAGATCTACTCAACCATCTCGGCCGCAGCCCCCGTCGCTACCATCATGTGGGTGGGGATCGTCAACACGTGGCCCGATACCATCCCGAACCAGACCTCGTAGTCAGCAAATACACAGCCACTACAGGACACCAACCCACCGTTTCCCAGGGCGCCGCGAGGCGCCCTTCTTGTTGGAGATCACTGTGAAGCGTCCGATTGTCTACCCAGGGGCCATCCCCCTAGATACCGATGTGCTGGGCACCAACCAGAACATAATGGAGGCGATCGGCTACGCGCTCCAGCTTGTGCTTGGCACCACCGGCACGGTGGTTGATGGGCTCGCGTGCGGGCCGACTACACCGGCGTCAATGTCAGTTGTCGTCGGACCTGGCAGCATCTCCACGATGGAGACGATCGATGCGACGGCATACGGGTCCATCGCAGCAGATACGGCGGACCCCCTCGTTAAGATGGGGATCAACACCACAAGCACCACATTCGCACTGACCGCGCCAACCACGTCGGGTAATTCGATCAATTACCTGCTCGAAGCCTCCTTCGAAGAGGCTGACGGAACCCCGGTCGTTCTCCCATACTACAACGCGAACAACCCCTCGCAGCCGTATAGCGGGCCTGCCAACAACGGTGTTGCGCAGAACACGGTGCGCAACCAAACGGTGCAGTTGCAGCTCAAGGCAGGAGCGCCGGCGACCGCTGGCACACAGACCACACCAGCAGTCGATTCGGGGTGGGTCGGGCTTTACATCATCACCGTCAACTACGGTCAGACGACGGTCACGGCCACCAGCATCTCGGTCTACCCAGGGGCGCCGTTCCTGCCCGCGAAGCTGCCGCGGCTCGGTTGGAGCGCGGCGCTGTGGCAGGATACCGGCTCAGTAAACGCCGTCGCGGTGACCCTGAACCCCGTCCCCACGGCGATGTCGCAGTTGGTCGGCCGCCTGATCCCGGTGAACATCGCACACACCAACACCTCAACGAGTCCCACGATCTCTTTCAACGGCCTCACGCCGGTGACCATCACGAACCCGAACGGGTCAGCTTTGTCGGTGGACCAGCTTACCACAGGCGGCGCCGTCGTGATGTATGACGGAACGAATGCCGAGCTAATGTCGGTGTCCGATTTGTCTGGATACGCGACGCTGGGGGATTTGTCGGGATACGCAACGCTGGGGGATTTGTCGCCATATGCGCTTATATCAGATTTGGCAGCATACACGCAAATAAGCCAGACGTACGCTACCATTGCTAGTTTGTCATCCTACGCAACGAAAGCGTCCACATATAACGTATGGACCGGCCAGGACAGCGGCTATACCGTCCGTTCTGATGGAATAATTGACCAAACCATATATGCCAGCATCGCTTGCGGAAGCGGAGTTATGTCCACGGAGGTGACTCTGCCGATTGCGTTCCCCAATGAGTGTCTAGATGCAGTCATTTGCTTAGGTGGAAGCAGTCCACCAGGCTCCGGAACCCCCGGCAGCATTTGTGTCACGGTGAACACCAGTAAAACCCAGGTTCTTGCAACGACGAATTTCTCCGCGCTTTCAAGTTTGGCCGTTGTTATTCGCGCAAGAGGTTATTGACAATGACGCAATACGCACAATTCGACCCCTCCGCTGCGCAGCCCGCCCCGGTGTTGGGATGGTATGATACCGGAGCTTTTTCATACCCAAACCTCCCCCCGACCGCCGACCTTGTGCAGTTGACCTCGGCGCAATGGACAGCGCACTTCGCGAACCCGAATGGGTGGGCGGTCCAAGGTGGCGCGCTTGTGGCCTACACGCCACCCGTCGCGGCACCGACACCGGCGCAGCTCGCCAATACCGCTCTTGGCGCCGGCCTGGCGATCACCAGCACAAGCACACCTGCCCTTAACGGCACCTACGCCATCGACAACGCCTCGCAGGGAAAGATAGCGGCGATATCGGTGTACATTCTTACCAACGCCAAGTTCCCTGGCGGCGTCGCATCGTACCCGTTGGTGGATATGAGCGGAACGCCGCACACCTTCCCGACCACTGCGTCCTTCCAGGCGTTCGCGACGGCGGTCGCCGACTACGTGGCCGCGCTGGACGCGATTATCGCAACCAACTCCGGCACGTTGCCCACAGCTGCCAAAACGATCGCCTAATTCAAGTTTGGAGATAACACCACATGGCCGCTCTTTCGACCTATCTTGCCGACAAGCTGATTGACCACAGCAACGGCGTTACCAGCTACA